TTATTTAAATAGTATTTTGCTCAAATTTTCAGATGCTTCTTTGTCCATTTCTTCAAGTACATGGGAGTATTTATTCATAGTTATTTTTATATCTGTATGCCCCAATCTTTCTGAAATAGTTTTTATATTAGTTCCAGAAAGCAACATTAAAGTTGCATTTGTATGTCTAAGCTCGTGCAATTTTATGTATCTAAGATTGTTACTCTCTAATAATTTTTTAAAAGGTTTGAAAAATTTTTGTTGTGTCCAAATCTGAAATTTTTTGTTTAAGCATATTAAATCTAATTCGTTTTTTAGTATACCTTGTAATTTTAATTTGTTTTGTCTTAACTTTTCTTCTTTTAATAGTACTATCAACTCCGTTGTTGCTGTTAATCTTCTCTTAGATTTAGCTGTTTTAGGGGATTTAAAAGTTACTTTTCCATCGACATGTACCATTGTTTGCTTTACATTTATGACTCCTTCATTAAGTTGAACATCACACCACCTAAGTGCTACAGCTTCTCCAAAACGTAATCCAAGCGTTAACATTAAATAAATAGGTATAGCTAAATCAGTGTCAAGACATCTTTCTAATAGAAGCTGGGCTTCTTCTTTAGTATAAAAATTAGTTACAGATGTATCTTTTTTACTTGGAGTTATCACAAAGTTAGAAACATCTTCTTGTATTTCTCTAAGTCTATAAGCTTCATGTAATAAAGCAGTTAAAAAACTAATAGAATTTTTTGCAGAATTTAAAGAATATTTTTTATATATCTTATTAACATACGTTTGTAAAAAACTTGGACTAATATCAATTAATTTCATATCTCTAAAAAAAGGTTCAATGTGATTTCTAATTACACTTTTTCTATTTCTCAAAGTGTATGGTGAAAAGTCGTCTTTTTTTTCTTCAAGGTATATATAACATCTTTCTACAAGAGTCACACTATTTGGAGCAACAAATTTATTTTTATTTATAGTAGACTTTATTTCAATTAAATGTTTTTCAGCATCCTTTTTCTTTTCATAGCTTCCATAACTTTTTTGTTTCTTTTTGCCAGTTTCTTCTTCCACATATTCCACATATACATGAAATTTTTCCCCTCTTTTTCTTATAAAAGCTGATTTGATATTCATATATGTACACTCCCTTTATAAGTTTTTATATAAAAGAGCAGTTGAACTGCTCTAATATTTAATGAATGTTAAGGTGATTTTTTAAAGCTTCTTGAAGTATTTGAGAGAAATTAACCTTATGTTTCTCAGCTTCCCTATTAAGCCATTGGGGAATAGTAAGAGTCTTTTTAACAGAGTAATTTTCTATAGCTTTTCTGTGAATTGGCATATATATCTCTACTAAAGTTGGTATTTGATTTTTCTCTAAGTTTAATTTATCTATAGTTGTTGGATTTGGTATTATGTCATTATCTTCTTCCATGCTATACAGATGTAATCCCAAAACTTCTTTTGCCATTTTTAAGGCTTCTTCTGTTGTATCTCCACATGTAAGGCAACCTGGTAAATCAGGAAATTCTACAGAGATACCATCCTCATCATAGCTTAGTATAGCAGGATATACATATATATCTTTTTTCATTTTATCAACTCCTTTAAAATTTCTCTTGAAGAATAAGATTTCATACTCCCTGCTTACAATTATATTATAACACGTATTTATATACGTGTAAATAGAAAAAGTAAATTAAGATACAAATTTAAATGTGAAATTAATAAAAATAATATTATATAATAATATTTTTAATCGACATATAAATTTTTGTGTAAATTTTAAATTACAATATATTATAAAAATAATTATATAAACAAGAAAATACAAAAAATTATAATTAAAAAGACGATTAATAATACACGGGAATGGAAAAAATTACCAACTGTCTACAAATTTCGATTTTTTTGTTACAATTCCCCTTTTTTTATTGCATATATTTAACAAAAGTATTATTATGTAAGTAAGATAATTATCCAAGAAAATTTTGAATAATCTAAAAATATTTTTAGAAATGAAAATACATAGTTATATTTTATTAAGATTCGTCAGGGAATTTTAACTAAAAATAAGAACATAAGTTCTGATGTTAGGGGGATATGTATGCATAAATCAAATGAAAACATTAACAAAGAGGAGCGCATTAAAAAGACTATAAAAGAATTAGAAGTATTATTAGAATTAGATGTTGAGTTTTTTGAAAGCTTATTAGAAAAAATAGAAAAAGAAGAAGAGTTTTAATTCTCTTCTTTCTTCGTTTTTATTATATAAGCATTATCAATTATTTTTTCTATAGCATTTCTGTCATCATCATTGAGAGAATATATTTTTTTCATAAGTTCCTTAACTTTTTTATTAGCATCTGAATTTTCGATTATGTCAAAAGTTGTATTAGATGTATTAACTTTATCATTAATTGTATTTCTTGCATCACTTCTGCATAGTAAATAATCTACAGATACATCAAAATAGTCAGCGATATTTTTTAAAGTATCTTGATCAGGAAATCTTCTATCACTTTCCCAATTGCTTACAGCTACTTTTGTAACATTTAATATTTTCCCAAGTTCTTCGCCTGTTATTCTTTTTTCACTTCTTAAATTTTTCAACCTGTTTCCAAATGTGTTAGTCATAGTATTCACCTTCCGTTTTTAATAATTAACTAAATGATAACATGTTATTAGCAAAATGATAACTGTTGTTAGCGAAATGTATATTTTTATTAAAAAATTCATAAAAAGCTATTGACAGTTAGCAAAATGTTAACTATAATTAAGTTAACAAAATGAAAACAAAGAGAGGTGATAAAATGGTTAACAATCTTGCTAGATATAGAAAGTTTATGGAGATGTCACAAAAAGAAATGGCAACTGTTGCTAACATGTGTCTGACATCATATTATATGAAAGAAAAGGGAGCTAGAGAGTTTACTCAAGCAGAAATGTTTAACATATATAATTGCATAAAAAAAAGAGTACCAGAAATAACAATAGAGGAAATTTTTTATAGAGAAAGTTAGCAAAATGAAAACAAAAGGAGTTGAAAGAAAAGCACTTTGAAAACTAAATATAAAATATTCAAAAGAGGTGATTAGATGCAAATAGAGCAAACAACAATACGCCTGCCTATATAAGGCGAATAAGCCCAAAAGAGGACTTATTCTTTTGTTTCTTTGCATTTTTCAGTATTTAATTTTTCTAAACCTAATTTGATTAATTCAATAGTAGCTTGTGTTCTTGTAGAGAACCTTTTATCAAACCTAAAATCATCAATTTCTTTTAAAAGTTCATCATCAACAGTTATTGTGAACCTTGGTTTTTGAGTAGCCATTACATCACCTCACCTTAAGTGTATTATACACCAGTGGTGAAATGGTGTAAATATAAAAAATAAAAATATAATAAAAAAGTGTTGACATGGTTCACCAGTTCATCTATAATAAAAATATAAAGAGGTTCACCACTGGTGACAAAAGGAGGATGAAAATGCCAACTAAATCAAAAAGAATTTCAATAACTATATTTCCAGAATTAGAAACAGATTTAGATGTTTTAAAAAAGGAAAAGTTTTATAAAGAATCTCAAAGTGAAATGCTAAGGTATCTTATTAAACTTGGGCTTCAAGTAAATAAAGAAAAGGTCTATAAAAACGAATAAAAGAGGAGGTATAAGCATGAATGACCTAACAATAATCAAGCAAAATAATCAATTCTTAGTTGAGAGTAGAGAAGTCGCAGAGTTAATAGAAAAGAAACATGATAATTTGTTAAGAGATATAAGAGGATACAAGAAAATTTTAGAGGACTCATCAAATTTGAGGAGTCAGGATTTTTTCATAGAAAGTACTTATATAAATACTCAAAATAAAATTCAGCCTTGTTACTTATTAACTAAAAAAGGTTGTGACATGGTAGCTAACAAAATGACAGGAGAAAAAGGGATTATATTTACAGCAATTTATGTAACTAAGTTTGAAGAAATGGAGCAAGAGTTAAAAGAACAACAACCTAAACTACCAACTACATACAAAGAAGCATTGCAACAGTTATTAATAGAAGTTGAGGAAAAAGAACAACTACAATTAGAAAATCAAGAAAAGGATAAGGTAATTCAGTTACAACAACCAAAAGTATTATTTGCTGATTCGGTAGCGTCTTCTGACAATTCAATCCTAGTTGGAGAATTAGCAAAATTGCTTAGACAGAATGGAATTGATACAGGACAAAATAGATTATTTGACTGGTTAAGAAATAATGGTTACTTAATAAAACGTAAAGGTGAGGATTACAATACACCAACTCAAAAAAGTGTAGATTTAGGAGTTATAGAAACAAAAGAAGGTACAAGAGTACATCCAGATGGTCATACAAGTATTACTAAAACACCTAAGATTACTGGTAAGGGACAAATATACTTTATTAATAAGTTTAAAAAGAACAATCAAATATCAATGTTAGGTTAAAGATTAATAGCACTTTGAAAACTAAATACAGAATATTTTGAAATATATTGTTTTAATTAATTATTAACTAGGAGGTTAAATACATGAAAAATAATACAAGCGATTCAAGAGTAAAATATTTTTGCAAGTGTCCATATTGTGGGTTTGATAATGAGGTAGAAGTTAAAAAAGGATTGAAGCCTAAAATATGTTGCATATGTACAAAAGAAGTTGAGTATGAAAAACTGGAGCAACAAAGTGATTCAGAAAATACCGAAATTAAAGGAGTGTGTAATTAAATGAAAATTTCATTTGAAAGTGTAGTGAACAATGTAAATAATGAAACGGAATTAATATTATCAAAAGAAGAGTTACAAATAGCTAAAAGGATACTTAATACATTGAATGAAAATGAACAAAGTATCCTTTCCTCAAAAGATATTTTAGATTTTTGCAAAGAAGCTCTTAAATATAATTTAGTACCTACATTTGTTTAAAGACACTGAGGCCATCGCCTTTAGAAAAACTATTATTGACTTCTGAAAGTTTCAAAAAGATTTCATGGTAATGTTTTAAAAGTTCCTCTTCAGAAGAACTTTTAAAATCATATTTTTCCTTAAGAATTTCTAAAGTAAGAGTATGTAATATATCTTTACTGAACTGCATAATATCACCAACTTTCATAAAAAGATATAGGATTTATCCTACAAATATAGTATATCAAAGGAGGAAAATAATGGCAATTAATGACAACATAAATAAAATTTTAAAAGATAGAGATTTAAAAGCATGGAAATTAGCAAAAGAAATAGGTGTAGATTCAGGGAATTTATATGCAATTTTAAGAGGAGAAAATAAAAATCCAACTATAGATACATTAATAAAAATAGCTGATTATTTAGATATTACATTAGATGAACTAGTTGGAAGATAGAAAGGGTGAGATAAAAGTGAGTGTAGCATTACAATTCATAGACACAAAAGACTTAGTACAAGAATTAATGCAAAGAGATGATACAACAGACATCATCAAGATGTTTTTAGATAGAAAAGGAATTAAAAGGATGAATTTAGTTACATTAAAAGAGTTTAAAGAATACTTAAAAGTGTCTGATGTAACTGCAAGAAATATGGTGAAGGAAGCAGAAGCACAAAATCTATATACAGTTTTCAAAATTGCAGGATGCTACAGAATAGATTTAATTTCTTTTGAAGAATATGTAATGAAAAATGCAATGAAAGATAGAGATGTAATGAAAAAGAGAAAGGAGGTGATTTAATTGAATGTAAAGGTACTAATAGCTTATATACAGTTTTGTAAGCAATATAATAAGAAAGCGAGTTTTGAAGGTCTTAAAAAATACAACAAAGGGGTAATTGCATGAGAATAATCTATAAAAACAAAGTCTACAAAGTAGAACAAGATAGAAAGTTATTTAGAATTACATACTATGATGAGCAGAAAAATAACAGGAAGTTTAATAATAATAAGAAAGTAAAAAGAAGTGTTTTAACAAGAGATATAGAGTTAGTTAACTTGTATTTACCAAGTAAATTAAAAATTAAGGGGGATTAATCATGAAAAGTTTAATTATAGTAAGAAATGCAATAGAGCAACAACTAAATAGAGCTAATTTAGAAATAAATAAAAACGAGCAACTTTATACAAAACTTAGAAAAAAAGAAGAAAGAGATATATTAGAAGACATTGCATTGAGTAATGCTTTAAGAGAAAAAAGCGTAAACGAAAGATTAAAAATATTTGCTGAGTCATTACTAGAAATTATAGATACACAAATTGAAATAAAAGAATATGAAGAAAGTGAGGATTACAAGATATTTCAATTAATTTTAGAAGAACTTGAAAGAGATATACCTATAGATGTGCAGATATAAGAAAAGAGCCATTGCGACTGGCTCTAATCAAAAATAGATACAAATAAATTATAGCTATATTATAGCACAAACGGAGGGAAATTATGAGTACTTTATATGAATTAACTACAGATTTATTAGAAATAGAAGAAGGTTTAACAGAAACAACAGGAAATGAAGCTGAAAAACTAGAGGAAATAAAAGAAATAATAAAACAAGAGATACAAAATAAAAACACTAGAATAGTGTCAGTAATAATAAATATCGATAGTGATATAAACTCTATAGATTCAGAGATTAAAAGATTACAAGAGTTAAAGAGGGTCAAAAAGAATACTATTGATAGATTAAAAAGCAATATAAAAGACTGTATGGAATTACTTGGGACTAAAAAAGTAGAAACAATTTTAGGAAACATAAGTATAAGAAAGTCAGCAGGTAGCTTAGTCATAGAAGATGAGGAAAAGATACCTGCTATATACAAAACAGTAGAGCAAGTTGTAAAAGTAGATAAGAATACCATTAAAGACTTTATTAAAAAAGGTCATGAGGTCGAAGGTTGCAGGATTGAATATTCAACTACATTAACAATTCCAAAAGCTAAAAAAGAGTAGGTGAGGACCATGGAAACTAATAATGTTTATATAAAACTTGTAAATATACAGAGTACTTTAAAAGCTCCTAAAAGTCAATTTAATAGCTTTGGTAAATACAACTATAGGAGTTGTGAGGATATACTAGAAGGTTTAAAACCTATTCTAAAGGAAGAAAAAGCATTAGTTATATTGGATGATAATATTGTTCAGATAGGAAATAGATTTTATGTAGAAGCTACAGCAACTTTAATAGATGCAGAAACAGGAGAGAAAGTATCTACAAAGGCATTAGCTAGAGAAGATGAAACTAAAAAAGGTATGGATTTAGCACAAGTAACTGGAAGTGTATCAAGTTATGCAAGAAAGTACGCTTTAAATGGATTATTTTGTATTGATGATACAAAAGATAGTGATGCAACAAATAAACATGGAAATGAGCAGAAAAAAAAAGAAGTTAATGAGAGCGAATTAAATATACTATATTCGCTAGGAGAATCTATAGAAAAAGATAAAAATAGAGTTGATAGTGAAGTATATAAGAAGTTTGGAAAGTTAGCAGTAGATTTGACTAAGCAGGAGTATGAGAAAGTTTTAAATGGATATAAGAGCATTTTAGAGAAGCAAAAACAAGAGTAGGTGATAGTATTGGGGATTATAAGAGTAAGCAAAGACAAAGATAATCCATATGTAGTTTTAAATAAAACTTGTTTGGAAGATGTAAAATTAAGCTGGCAAGCAAAAGGCTTACATTCATATCTGATTAGTAAGCCCGACCACTGGAAAATCTATGTTAATGATTTATATAAAAGAAGTAAAAATGGGAGGGATGCTACAGCAAATATTTTAAGGGAGCTCATAGAAAATGGATATATAACAAGAACACCTTGTCGAGATTCTAATACTAATAAGATGCTTGGAGGATATGATTATCAAGTATATGAGATACCACTTGAAAATCCTCAGAAGCTAAAATCCCGAAAAACTGATTTCCCGGAAACCGGATTTCCCGGAAACCGGGTTTCTCGGAAACCGGAAAACACGGAAGTAGTAAGTAATGACTTTAAAGTAAATAATGATATTACTACTATTGTTATTAATGAACAACCTCAACAAGATAAAACCACCTATATAAAAAAATACTTTGAAAAATATATAGGTGTGATTACTCCTAATAACTTTATAGAGTTAATGAGTTACTTAGATGATGGAATGGAAGCTGATGTAATAATAAGAGCTATTGATGAAGCTGTAGGCAGTGGAGTTAAGAATTATAAGTATGTAAAA